TGGTCGGGCATCTGGACTGCACCGGGCGCGATTGGGTGGACTTCGTGAGCTACTGCTCAGACTTCCCGGATGAATCTCAGCTGATCATCTACCGGCAGGACCGCGACGACTTCAAGGACGAGCTGAAGCGCCTTTCTGATCGCCGCGCCGAATTCCTGCAGCTGATCACCACCACCATGACTTCGATTGTCGAGAGGCTCGCCGCATGATGACCACCGAACTGAGCTTCATCCAGCGCAACGCCGCCGAGTCGCAGCGCCTGGCTGAGGCACTGGCCGAGTTTGAACGCCGGGGCGGCAAGGTTGCCCAGGTCAACACGTTCAGTCACTCGCCCAAGCCCCCGCGCAAGGACTGGATTGATCCGGAGACCGTGCTGCACCGTAAGCCTTCGGGTCTGCGCCGCGCTGAGCGGGTGATGCTTCGGCAGATGGCGGGTGCGCTATGAGCAAGCGCAAACCTTGCAACCGCCGCGCTCAGATCGACCGGGCACGCCGCGCACTGGTCCGCACCAATCACGCCGCAATCGCCAACGTCGAGCCGGGCGATGTCCAGGTGATGATCAATTGGAAGGCCTGCAAGCAGATCCGGGAACGCAGCGTGGTTGATGCCCTGTGTGACATCGCCCACCGCTGGACGGTTTACATCGCCGTCTTCTGCCAGGAACCCAGCGGCGCTCAGTACAGCAAAGGTTCTGAGTTCACGACGGCAGGCGTCCACCTGCTGTCAGGGCTCGAACAGTTGATGATCGAGAAGCACGCTGAGGTCTGCGCGTCGGCCAATCAGAAGCACGTCATCGGGTCGGGCTGGCTGGCAATACCTGACGACGTGGCAATCACCGAGGCTCAGGCAAACGCCGTCTTCACGGCCATGGGCGTCTGGCAGCGGGCGCGGGCCGCATGAAGCGCATCACCGCTTAACTAAATTACCGCCGACATAGATCGGCCAAGGAATCATTGTGCTCGAAGCAAACATTCACGAATCCCTAACTGAGCTGACCGCAGTTCAATTGGCAAAGCTTCTGGTCATGCGCAAAGGTCTCGAGTTCGGCTATGGCTACACAGTTACTGACGACGACGGCCAAGACACGGCGGTTGACTTGGCGTTTCTGGCTACCGCGCCGGGCGAGCTGATCGAAAACATCTTCGATGAAAGCGAGCACGACGACGCTATCAACGAGGTCCGCTACGAAGCTGAGGACGTCAACGGTATCACTTCATGGTGCCATTACAGCTGGCAGCGCAATTACGAGGTAGACGTCAAGGCCTTCATCCTGGCTGACGGTCGCGCTTTGGCTTTTTGTGAAATGAGTGGCGGTGGAAAGCATGGAGAACCTGATTCTTACCCTTGGGTGGAAGAAGCCAAGTTCATCAAGGTTTCTGGCGTGCAGGAGCGTGTCGTCAGGACATATCAGTTTGAACCCATGCCGGAAAGCGCTGGCGAGGCTTCATAAGCCGCATGAAGCGCATCAGCACAAAGGTCCGGTCCCGACGCCGGATCTCACAATTCCACCACCTTCCAAGCGGTACATCACATGACTCCAATCTGGCGTTACCTCACCCAAGCGGCCGGAATGACGGCTCAGATGCTGGCCGATGCAACCGGCATGACCATTCAGGCAGTACGCGCTGACCTCGTTGCTCTGGAGACTCAGGGCAAGGTTTCCCGTGAGCGCGGGCCAGTCGGAAAGCCTCACCTCTGGTGGCGCAGCGAGAAACGTCCGCTCGATGGTCTGGACGTGCTGTTGATCATGGCGCTGGCTGCCGAGAATCACGCTTCCCCGGCAAAGCTGAAAGAGGTGCTGGCGGATGTGGGAAGCCGAGCTAAGCATGCAGGCCTGCGCAAAATCGTTGCCATGTGCGCCCTGCACAAGTCTCCGCATGAGGTCGTTCGGCTATCGGTGCAAGAGTACGACGCCGAAGCATTCACCGAAGCGCTGAGGGCTGCGTGATGGCGATGACCCAACAACAGCGTGACGAGCGTCGGCGAACGAAGGCCGAGCGGCTACAGGAAGAGGATCTGCGCTTGAAGGTCCGGCCCGGCACCAAGCAAGCGCTGGCTGAGCTGATGCAGTGGGCAGGGATCGAGGAACAGGGCGAGGCGCTGACGCTGATGATTCATCATCTGCATGGGCTGGGACCTGGTGGCGCGCTGCCGTTACTGGAAACGCCGCGCCACAAAATTGAGATCACCGAAGCGTGGAGCGGACGGCTTCAGCTCGCCTACAACCGCGAAGCCCTTCGCATCTGTCACGACGAATAACCCCCTTGATTGCGCGCGCATCCGGTATCGGAGGGGTGCGCCTGCTCCTGATTCGGAGAGCCCATGGCCAAGATTTCAAAGAATTCCGCGAAAAGGCACAACCAGGCACTCGATCTAGTTCGCAGCGACAAGCGACTGACGGAAGAAGATCGATTCTTCATTCTCGAGAACTTCCACGAGGGCGCGACAAATATGAACGGGCTCGCTGGCGCGTTCTTTACTCCTGAAGGCCTGGCCAGGGACCTTTCTATTGAAGTGTGTGGAGCAGATTCGATCATCGACCTGTGTGCTGGTATCGGGCGGCTGTCATTCGCTTGCGGGCAGCATGCTAAGCGATTGGTGTGCGTTGAGCAGAATCCAGAGTATGCAGAGGTTGGGAAGCGAGTAATGCCCAATGCCGAATGGATCGTTGGGGATGTATTCGGTATCGGGGATATCGGCTTATTCGACTGGGCGATATCCAATCCGCCATTCGGGGCCATCAATACCGGGGCATCCTTCGAAGGCTCCTACAGCGGTGCCAAGTTCGAATACAAGGTGATCGAACTAGCCAGCCGATTAGCCGAATGGGGAGCATTCATTATCCCTCAGATGTCGGCACCGTTTCGCTACTCAGGAAAACAGACTTATAGCGAGATGGTCGACAGCGAGTGTCAAAAATTTATTGATCAGACCGGCATCGTTATGGGCATGAACTGCGGAATAGACACATCCATGTATCTCAATGAATGGAAAGGTGTCAGCCCTATGTGCGAGATAGTCGTATGCGAGTTTGGTTGCCAAGTTGAGACAGAAAGAGACCGGTCGATAGAAGCTCAGATGAGTCTTTTCGACGCTGCTTAAGCGCCCCCAACCCCACTTCAACGAATCACGCCAGCCCGGCAGGCGGTCGGCTGCCTTGGAGTTCCTATGTGCGCAATCCTATACCGCGATGGCCGCCAATGGGCGGTCGACACGATCAGTCAGCTTGGCGAGCTGGTCAGGGAGAACGACGGCAATCGGGAGCTGATCGCCTGCCTTGAGCGAGGCACCCGCGAGAAGCCGCCCAGCTTCGTAAAAGGCGTTCAGTCGGTGATCGATGAAGTTCGCCAGAGCCGGGAGCGTGCGGCATGAGGGGCCATAGTCGGAGCACGTCCGACAGCCCGATCCCGTCGCCTTGGTACACGCACAAATGCGTTTGCAATATTTGCGGAGAGCATCGCTCCCACGGAAACCACCAGGCCTGCTCGAAGAAGCGTCAGGCCCTCTATGCGCAGCGCGCGAAGGAATCGATATGAGTAAGGAATTTAAGCTGGTGCCGGTTGAGCCGACCGAGGAAATGATTCACGCGATTGCGCTTGGAGTGCATCGCGACATTCCAACAGCCGAGATCTGGCCGGAGGTGCTGGCATGCGCTCCTGAAATCGACTGGCCGAAAAGGGCGCTGGAGATCGGCCTGCTTTACGTGCGCGAGTCAGACGATCATTACGTTACGGCCACGCCAGATAAGATGGCCGACCTTTTGCGCGAGGTGGTCGGAATCGATATTCGTCGCCCAAATGGATGCGGCTACCACGAAACAGCGCCTCAACCCCCATCATTCATCGCGTGCCAGGTAGATGAGAGCTGCGGGGCAGCCCCTCAACCGCCATCGCACTACCAGTGCGGCGCCTGTGCCAACGGGTGCATGAGCGGCTGCCAGGTTGAAAAGGACAGTCCGCCAGCGCTCGGCGGTGAGCCGGAATCAACTGCTTGGGTCATCACTGACGAAGACGGGACAATCGACGCCACTGTGCGCCGGGACGTCGCAAAGCACTCGCCCGGACCCGTGACCCCCATGATTTCACTGGACTCGCACCGCGCCAGCCTCGCCCCGTATCAGGCTGAGAATGAGCGGCTAAAGGCGGAGTTGACCGATACTAAGTATCTGCTCGGCTGCCGAATTACTGAGCGGGATACTGAGAGGCTAGCCACCTTGGGCGCTGAAGCGCGGGTTGCTGAGCTGGAAGGGTTGCTAGAAGCACACCATCGTATCGGTTGGTCCACGCCTGAATCCCGCGCAGCCCTCAACAATCCATTCGAGGCGCAGTCATGAGCGGCGTGTATGTGTCGCGGGAGCTGCTGGAGAAAGCGTTGAAGGCCGATGCGAGCCAAGGCGCCAGCGCAATCGAGTTGCACGAAGGCTGGCTCGCAATGAAGGTGCTGCGTGCCCTACTCGCCCAGCCAGCCGATCAGCAGGGCGAGCCGCTCGTAGTTAAGCTAACCGGACCACAGGAGTGGCTCGACGAGCTGGCCAAGGCCACCCAGCCCGCCACGGCGAAGGTGGATGCGTGGGTGCCCCTTAAACAAGCAGGCCAGATTGAGCTGGGCGACTGGCTTTGCTTCACGGTGGCGGGAAAATTCATCTGTGCCCAGGCTCGCGAGATACTGAACGCTGGAACTAAAGCCGAGGAAGTGATCTACAACCGGCAGAAGAATCACTTCTTCGTCACGTCAATGGCTGTTGACGGAACCAGCACCCACAAGGGTGTATTGGTTGCGAAAGCCCGCGCCAAGCTGAACGGTGGCGAGCAATGACCCACCAGCCCAAAGGCGGCATGTGCGCCGCCTGCATCCACGCTCCACGCAAGTGCAACCACCTCCCCTTTGAAAAGATGCCGCCGATCAAGCGTGACGCCGAGACGATCATCGTCCGCTGCACTGACTTCAAGCGATCCTAACCCCTTCCCTACTTTTGAGCCTGCCGGTGATCGGCGGGCGGAGCATGTGCGCATGAAAATCAGAACGAGCAATTCCAGCGTGACCATCGACGGTCGGACCTTCCCTGGCCGAAACGTCAGCATCGTCGGAAACAAGGTTGTTGTTGACGGCATTGAGCAAACCGGAGAGCTGGTTGGGCCAGTCAGCGTCACGGTGAACGGGAATGCAGAGTCCATCGAAACAGGATCTGGCAGCGTCGACATTGCAGGCAGTGCCGGGCGCGTCAAGACCATGAGCGGCGACGTTCATTGCGGCAACGTCAATGGCGATGTGGGCACGATGTCAGGTGACGTGACTTGCGGGGCTATCACCGGAAGCGTGAAGACCATGTCCGGCGACATCAAAGGCAGCGCGAGACGATAACCCCTTTTGCCGCCCAGCGCGGCCCGGAGCAGTAAGCCTATGGCAAACAAGAGTGCCGCCCAGGTAGCGCAGATCCTGCCCCGGTTCATCCGGGCGGGTGACGCCTACGGGTATCTCGGCATGTGCCGGGATGAATTCAACAAGACCGTGCGCCCGAACGTGCGGGAATTCCCGATCGGGAAACAGGGTGTCGGGTTCGATCGCCTGGAGCTGGATGCGTGGGCTGACGCCTATGTCGAGAGCAAGGCGATTGAAAAGGCGGCCAATCAGGATAACAATCGGCCCCGCAGCGAGCGCCGAGGAGAAACAATATGGCGCGAAAAACAATCACCGGTCTCTACCAGAAGGGCGGTGTCTGGCAAATCGATAAGGTCTACAGAGGGGAGCGAATTCGAGAGAGCACTGGCACTAGTGACAGGGAAGAAGCCGAACAGTATCTGATACACATGCTGGAAAGGTTGCGTCAGGAACGTGTGTATGGCGTCCGCCGAACTCGAACTTGGGAAGAGGCGGCAACGCGCTTTCTGATTGAGTACAAGGATCAGCCTTCGATAAAGCTTTCAGCGCATCACCTGACCCACCTCCATCCCTACCTCAAGGACCTGCCGCTGACCCACATTGACGACCAGGCGCTTGAGGAATTTGTCGCGGATCGTTTGAGCGGAATGGTCCTGCCGTGCGGGAAGCAACTGAAGCCGGTCGCGCCGCGCACGGTGAACATGTCAATCGAGCGTGTGACACGAATTCTGTCGCTGTGCGCCAGGAAATGGCGCGATGAAGAGCGGAGGCCGTGGCTTGATTCTGTGCCGATGCTGACGAAGCTTGATTTGAAGAAGAAGGTTCGACTGCCGTACCCGATGACATGGGAAGAACAGTCGATTCTTTTCAGCGAGTTGCCCGCACATCTTCAGAAGATGGCTTTGTTCAAGGTGAACACGGGCACTCGAGAGCAGGAAGTTTGCAAGTTGCGGTGGGATTGGGAGATTCAGGTTCCGGAGCTTGGGACCAGTGTATTTCTGATCCCTTCCGATTTTGGAGGGCGGACCGAGCGATCCGGGGTGAAGAATGGAGACGAGCGTCTAGTGGTGCTCAATTCTGTTGCCAGGTCGGTGATCAGCCAGCAGCGAGGCCTGAGCAAGGAATGGGTCTTCCCATGGAATGGATCAGTCATGCATCGCATGAACGACTCAGCCTGGAAGAAAGCCCGGTTGAGAGCGGCGAAACTCTGGCAGGAGAAAAACCTTCGCCCCGCTCAACCTGGGTACGCCTCGATAAGGGTTCACGATCTGAAGCACACATTCGGTCGCAGGCTGCGAGCAGCTGGCGTAACTGAGGAAGATCGTAAAGCTCTGCTTGGGCACAAGAACGGCAGCATCACCAGTCACTACTCAGGCGCTGAGCTTGGAAAGCTGATTGAAGCTGCGAATATGGTATCAACAACTGACTCGCGAGGGCCGGTATTGACGATATTGAAGAGGAGAATCGGATGATGTCCCGAAAAAGTCCCCACACATGAAAAAGCCCAACCTGAAAAGGCTGGGCTAAGTCATTGAAATATATGGTCGGGACGGAGTGATTCGAACACTCGACCCCTAGCACCCCATGCGTGCAGGCTACATGAAACACCTTTAAACACAGGCATTTGTGCGGTCGCTCGCTGCAAACGATGCCGCACTGTGCTGAACGGCTCAGAACAATTCCCCGAAAATCTCCCCAAGGCATTTGCCTACTCCGGCGTCCTGCCGACGAACACCACCCACCACCTGTCTTTATCACTTGCGCCGCGCGCGGCCGCAGCTATTACTTTCAGGGCCGGGTAACCCGATTCGCTCTCTCCCGGCCGACCAATCCGGGGCCCATACCTTCCCGGATTGGTCACTCCCCTATCACCATCTTCTTGCCGTCGAAGTACTGCAGGCCCGTTCTGGACACGTCGGGATGATCGTCGAACAGCCCGATCCAGTGCCCGTCTTCAATCTCGCTCAATGCCCACTCCTTGCCTGCATCCGCGAGCTCAAGCATGTCCGACAGTTGGTCATCGTCGATCTCGTTTCTGCGGCGCAGCGCGAAGGCCATATTAGACAGCGCCATACAGCGGCCGGCCGGATCGGTGATCAGGGCCTGTTCGTCTTTGAATTCGCGAATCCATTCCTCTGGATATCCTTGCATGGCACTTCAACCGCTGTATGGGGATACAGTATGTTGCGGCAGGTACCGGTTACTTGCCAAGCGTGCCCGGACGAGTTGCGCTTAATGACTCATACGCCTTCTCACATGTGAGTCCCGCTATTCGGCTTTCATCAGCAATGCGCGCCAGCTCTCCCGCTCTCTCGTCAGCCCGGCGGCGCAGGTCGGCGAGCACAGCGGTAAGGTCGGCGACTGTCTGGCTTCCTTGGGCAACTCGGGAATCGCAGGCGGATCGGCCGGCAAGTAGCTTGGTGACTTGCTGCTGCAGGCTGTCAGCAGCAGTAGCGGCCACAGCAGCATCATCCGCCGCAGCCTTGATCTGTTTTTGAGCATCGCTTCTTACCTGGTTGATTTCGCGTTGGCGGCGCTGTTCTTCTTCGCGGACGGCTTGTGATGCGTCCCGCGCGGCCCGCTCTACGCCAGCCACGTACGCGGCGTGCTCCTGACGCGCGTCGGCCAGCGCTAACGTCTGGTAGATCAGCGCGCCGCCCAGCACCGCGATCAGCACGATCAACAGCCAGACCCGCAGCGGCACCGCCTTCAGGAGCGCCGTCACGCCAGCGCCTCAAGCGCATGCGCGTGGCAGTCCGGCCATTTATCCGGATGCGGCTTGCCTGGGCGCCAGGTGCGCAGGTACAGATTCCACGCTGCGTCCGGCTCGGTGAGCGCAGGTAACGGCTTCGGATCACTCCATAGCAGCAGGCGGGCAAATACCACGGCAAGCACGTCGTCCGTTTCAAGGGCAGCCCATACCTTCGACTGCTCGAACGGGACGCCTCGGACTGCGCATATGGCCGCCGCGTATGAGGTGGTGTTGGGATGGGTCATCACCCCTTTCACCCCGCCGCCGGATTCAAATTGCCAATACCCGCGCGCAGGGCCATTGCCGTACTGGCGGCGCGTGAGGAATCCGGACTCCTGCAGGCCGATAGCGACAAGCATGGTCATGGCCCGGCGGCCGTTCATTTTCGCGGGCAACAGGGCAAGGCCCTGTCTGATGGTTTCGACAGGGATCTTCATGTCGGTCACTTTCCTTCAGGCGTAAAAAACCCCGGGTTGGCCGGGGTGCTGTTGTAGTGGGATTTGCCGCCGATCCTGACCCCCATGAAGAAAAGCCATGCCCTCCACCGAGCCACGCCTTCAGCACGCAGCGCGCGGTAAAGCACGTCGTCGCATTGGCGGCGGGTCAGTCGCCCCTCTTCGTAAATGAAGTCGTGCACGGCGCAGGACGCATTGCCGTACCCGACCAGCAGCGCATAGATCAGCACCAGCCAAACACGCAGGCCCCGGATCGATGCGAAGTTGGTCAGATAGCCAGCCGGGACGACGATCAGTTCATGCTCGGGGTCGGCCAGTTGCAGTTCACGGATAAGGCGCCACTCCCAGCGGCCGAGTTGTTCGGCGGCCAGCGGCGCAATGAAGTAGGACATGGTTTCTCCGGGCACAAAAAAACCGCACGGCGGCGGTGGGATATGCTGGGATTTGTAGTCGTTACGAGGGCCAGCCCTGCTCGATCATTTCAGCGGTGATCGATCCGTCAGCCACAGCGGCTTGCAGTTCGGCCTCGCGGTCGAAGCAGGCCTGCACGTGATCGGCCACCGCGTCGGCCATAACCAGCACCTGGTCAGCCGGCAGGTCGATGAAGCCCTCTTCAGTCTTCCACCGCAATGTGTACGCCGAATTGCGCAGCGACTTGAGTGCCGATCCGTTGATCAACGTTTTGCTACGGTCGTCGGTTGCGATGGGCAGGCCCTGCAGTTCGATGCCGCCGATCTCGGCTTGGTAGCGGCGGGCTTCGATCTGCTGCCTCCAGCCTTCCGTTATCGCCTCATCCCGCTCCGCGATCTCGGCCTTGGTCATCGCCACCTGCTTACGCTTCACAATGACTACCTTGCGTTCCGCATCAGGGGTCAGAGTTTCAGCGCCCCACTTCTTGTTCGCGGCCAGCTCGCCGCTTTGGTCTTCCTCGGGCCACCATGCGGCGCCCTGAACGCCAAGCTGCGGGTCAGTCCAAGACAGGTCTGCCAGCGATTCCGGCGCAAGCCCCATCAGAAATTTAGGCAGTGGCTCGCGGGATGCAACGCCATTTTCTATCTTCACCATAATTCTATCCTCAGTCTGCCAGCTCCACCGTTACCTCCTCGGGAGCTTGTGGTGTATCGGCCGCCCCCGCCCCCACCCCCGCCGGCCCCGCCATCACTGCCAGAATTGCTGTTCGCCGTAAGGCTGACGCCGTCAGACCCTAGCCTTTCAGGAATTACGCCTACAGGTAAAACGACCCCGATTGCACCGCCCGGCCTTGCGGTCGTGCCGCCGCCTCTTGCGCCTTGGCCGCCTCCGCCAGCACCACCGACGCCCACCGTGCCGGTGCCCCCTGCAGCGCCGCCCGAACCGGCATCAGCGTTAGCGTCAACGCCATTACTCCCAGCTGTGCCGCCATTTGCTCCTGGCGCCAGGAAGCCTGCTGCGCCACCCCCGCCCGATCCGGAGTTAGACCCCGCATCCATTTGCCCGCCAGTACCGCCGTCGAAACCTCGAAGCCCGCCCGCGCCGGCTCGGTTCGTCCCAGCACCACCGGCCTTTATGGAATACCCCATCACGCTTGCAGTAGTGTCGCCACCCTCTGTAGGAGATACGGATTGAGAACCGCCTATGCCGCCAGCGCCTACTGAATACACGACATCAATGGAGGCTGCGGAAATGTTCAAAATAGGCGTTGAGTCAGTACCTCCCCCGCCGCCGCCAATCCCACCGGAGAATCCTTGCCCGCCGCCACCTCCACCCACCCCGCTGACGCGGATTTTCTTATAGCCTCGGGTATCAATAGTTATCGTGCCGGAACCAGAGTCGATGTAGTAGCTACGAGGCGGTTGAGACGGCCGGTTATCTGCCACTGCCTTGGGGATGGCGAGAGGGTTCCCAAGGTCGATTACCGAGGCCATCAGTAATCCATCCAGCGGCCAGTGAAGACGATGCCAGCCGCAAGCGCGACCTCGGAGCCGACATAGATTTTGTCGCCAGCTTCCAGTCGAAGCGGGGCTGCATCACTGATCAGCGGGAAGGTCGTGACAGGCAGCGCGGTCGTCACCGCCTGGGTATAAGCGGCCATCAGGACCGAATCAATCGGACGGTAGACGTTGGGGGTAGCTGCTTTTACGAGGAACAGGACGAGCGACGATGCCGTTACCGTAGCCCTAGGCATGGCACTGATACCTGTCACCACCGCGCCGTTGGCTCCTGCAGTGATCAGCAGCTGCGATCCGGTGATTGTGTCGGTTCCCAGCCCGCCAATGGCTGCGGTAACGGCAGCAGACAGCGTTCGTGGAATTTGAGCGAATGGCGCGGTGAATGTCATTGGCACGGGGAAATCCTCAAAATAGGAGAGCGGTTGCGTGAAGAAGGGCAAGAGGTGACGAGAAGGCAACGCCGTCGTTTGTGGCGTTTATCGTAAGAAAATTACCGGCGCCGTTCAGTGCCGGCAGGCCCGCAGCTGAGCCAGCGGCAGCTGCATAGGCCTGAGCGGATGCGGCAGCGCTTTGGGCTGAATCAACTTGGTCAGATGCCAGGGAAACTTGCTCCGCAGCTAACTGGACCTGTTGCGCACCGGCAGCACCCGCGTCTACCACCGCTTGCTGGGCCGCGGCTTTCGCCTGATTAGCTGCCGCCGCCGATGCAGCAGACGCAGCTGCGCTGTCGCTCGCCGCAGTTGCATAAGTACCAACCGCCGTGACCTGCTGTCCGACCCACGTCAGGGATGCATTGATCTGCGGCACCATCTGCTGCTGAGCAGTGAGCGATGCGCCTGCCTTGGCGTCAAAATCGGCCTCGGAGTCAGTCGGCAAAGGCGGATCGGGCAGCGGATTAATCTGGGGTGCAGTGATTGCCATTACATTAGGCTCCTGACTCTGAGTGTGTATTCGCCGCGCCCGTAGGTCGGCAGGCCCGTGTCGAAGTCGTCGAAGATCCCGACGATTGCCGTGTAGTCCAGCTCGTTCGCGCCCACGAAGAGCGCAGGGGTGTCATCAACGGAGTCGAGGACGCGTTGCGTGCTGGATATCTGGTCGCTTTCCAGAACAACCTGGAAGTTGATGAACCGGCGGCGACCGCGTTTGGTCATGGTCACGCTGCCGTCAAACTCTTCCTTGAGGGACGTGTACTTTTTGCGGCCAAGTGAGGTGCCGTAAACGGCCGTGCCGATGGTTTTCGACCACCCCAGCACCAGCATCCCGACCTGCGCGGTGCTGCCTGGCGCGCTGACGATCACGCGCACATCGGCGTTTGCAAAGGGAGGAAGGTCGAACGATGTGATGTTGTCGCGAGTGGTGAATGGGCCGAAGTAGTACTGATACCAGCTGCCTCCTGCCTTCAGAGACATGGAAAACGTCTCGTCATACACAGGATCACCCGTACCGGGCACCGTCATGATGATGCGGACACTGGAGGCGATTACCCCGACAAGGCCGATGGCATTCACCCGAGTGCCTGGGCGGATAGTCAGGTCAATCTCTTCTGCATTCGCGGTAAATGTGCCGATCTTCCATGTGTTGCCAATGTTCTTGTTGAACATCCGGTACTTGTTAACCCAGCCGAGAGCCTGCCATGCGGCGGGCGTCTTGGTGTCGGTCACCGGATTGCGGCCGGAGTGATCTACCAGCGCCTCGTAGTTGACCCGGTCAATAGTCACCTTGTCGCCGACCTCGTAAGCCGCAGTCGGGTCGTACGCCGGATAATCCATGTCCGGCAAATTGCTCGCGACGAGACGAGCCGGAGTTATCTCTAACCCCGGCACCACCTTCATTTCACTCATGCTACCGCCTTAGTTTCGACTGTGCCGACGATCTGGACGCCGCCGTTGACGATGTCGTCCAAGTGGTTTGCCATGGCCTTGAGTTGCCCGCTCATGTACTTGGAGTTTTCTTCCATCTCCTTGCGCAGGCCGCGCAGCTCCTCGACTGACGCCGAATCATTTGCACCGCCACCTCTGAGCATTGCTGCCGTCTGGCTGGCATTGAAGATACGGCTCGGGCCAGTGACCTCCAGCTCTGGACCCTTCTCACCCACCAGACGAATCCCGCCCGTATGCATACCGCCAGAAGCAAATGCAGGGATTGATCCGTTGGCTTTGGCTGCGTTGCGAATGGCTTCTTCAAGCTGGGTCAGGCCGATCGCCTTGGATGCCAGCTGCTGCTGCCAGTAAGCAAGGCCAGCCGCATCAGCATCCCGGCCGAGAATCGCCTGATACGCGGTTTCGATGGCTGTTGCTGAATTTCCAGGCGTCAGCACAGAGCCGCTTCCGACTCCGCCCTTGAGAGCGGCAAGCACCGCCGCATTCATGGCATTGATCGCAGCGGTCACGCCCATGATGGAGTTATCGACCCCGTTCAGCGCGTCCATCTGCGCCTGAGCGAACTCCAACTGAGCGTCGAACTGAGCCATCTGCGCGTCATACGCCGCTTTGGCCTGGTCCAGCTGGTCCTGCAGCGCCTTGACGGTTTTCTCAGCCGACGTGAGCTGCTTGCCGTTGATGGCGTTGAGCTCGGCCACGACATTCGCAGTGCGCCCCTGATCCCGCGCGAAATCCTCCATCGATCCGTAAAGATCGGTGTTGTTCTCGCTGACGGTACTCAGCGCATCGTCCAGACCGGAGAAGCCAGCCAGCGAACCGCCAGAACGCGCGGTTGCCAACGCCGACTGCAACGTCGCGCGGGCCTGCGTCTGGAGCATCTTCACCGCTTCGTCGGAATCGCCGCGCAGCGCCTTGAGGGCATTGCTCAACGAACTGCTGACGCTTGTGAGTTCCGAAACAGACTTCGAGGCCGTGCTCGACATGTCGTTGAGCGAGGTAACGCGCGCGTTGTAGGCCGCGGTCGCCTTATTCTGCTCAGCAGCGATTGCCCTCTGGACAGCGCTTTGAGCAGTACCGGCTGCGCCCACCATCTTGTCGAAAAGCGCTTGAGCAGCATCAGCGGCAGCCTGAGCAGCAGCCGTCGCGCGGTCTTCGAGGATCGTATAGGCCGATGCCGCACCACCTGCTAGACCCATCAACGTCACGTACATCTGACGGCCGACATCGGTTGTGACGTCCAGCGACTCAACAAGCATTTTGAAGCCGTCGCGGGTTGCCGGGAACGCCACATTCAACGCTGCGAACTGGCGACCGACCTGAGTCAGGACGTCGTCGTTCCGCTCAGCCTGAGAAATGAAGTTCTCGTAATATGTCGCCGCGTTGGTGTTCAGCTGTTCCATGCCGCCAGAAAGCGCAACCAATGCTTCGGTAACATGCGCTCCGCCAACCGAAATCTCAGCCATCTTGATATTGGTTTTTTCCAATACCGCGTTGACGTCGAACAGCGTCTGTACGAAAGCTTGCAGGCCGGCCAAATCGTAGTTTTTCAGACTCAGTTCGCCGGTTGCGTCGGCAATGGTCTGAACCATTGAGTCGCCGACACCAGTGAAGAACTTAGTTATTTCGGCTTGAATCTCTTCCTGGGTTTTGTCCTTGGTGCTGATTTGCTGGATGGCAACGCTAAAGTTGTCGAATACATCCTCGCGAACCTGAACGCCCAGGCGGGAAAACGCATCGACAGCGGTGAAAGCAGTGCCGGACAGCGCTTGCTCCATCGCGGTTTGCTGCTCATCTTCCAGCGGGCTCAGCTTTGTGCGTTTCTTGTTCGACGAGAACAGACCGCCTTTTTTCTTCTGATATTCGTAGTTGTTCGCGGTCAGCTCGCCGTCGGTCACGCCCAACTGCAAGCCCATGTCCTTGGTGATCCACTCGCCACTGAACAACTTTCCGCCGAGCGCCGTCCCCAGTGCAGCGCCGATAACGGTGCCAATCACAGGGACCACAGAGCCTATGGTTGCGCCGAGCGCAGTACCGGAGATTGCACCGGCCGCAATCCCGCCCAGCGCCGCGCCGCCCACGGCACCGCCGTAAGCGAGACCGCCAGTCGCCACCGCACCCTTGAGGCCGTTTTGCTTGTAGCCCTGGTATGCACCGAGCAGACCGGAGCCGATAGCGCCTACGCTGCCCCAGCCGGCGCCCGCCGCCCCGGTTGCTGCGTCTGCCACAGGTGCAGCACCTGGGAACGAGATAGTCGCTGCGCCGCTGTCGGCCAGAAACTGCGAACCGAAGGCCGCAGCGCCTTGAGCCGCGCCCGTACTCGCCGCTGCGCCTGCGCCACCTCCCGCGAATATGCCGCTGAGAAAGTTATAACCGTTGCTCGCGGCACCTTGCAGGCCGCCAAACAGACCCTCCCCACTGGCCCAGCCGTTGCCCAGCGCTTGGCCGAAACTGCTGGTACTGATGTCTGCAAGGGTTTTGATTCCGCTCAACAGGGGCGATCCGGACGATCCGCCTGTAAGCGTGGACAGAACTCCGCCCGGGCCTGATGCTGACAACCCCCCTACACCCATGGCTGCGCCGATCTGCATGATGATCGGCTTGGTGATTGCCATGTGCGCGAGTTCGGCGAGCAGTTGCTTGAAGCCTTCCTTCAGGCTCGTCGCAAACCCATCGAACCCTTCGTCGATGTTTTTCCATGCATCAGCAAAGGCGTCGTCAACGCGGTCTACCGCCCCCTCAGTGAACTGCCCCCACGCGGTTGCTGCATTCTTGTTCTGCTCGTACTCAACTGCCAGCTTTGCCAGGGTTGCCTGATAAAGCGCTGTATCTCCCTCGCCCAATGCGATCGCCGCATTGAGAGCTTCCTGCTCCTCTGTGTAGTCACGCAAAAGCTTGGTTTGAGGGCTCAAGCGGTCGACAATCGATTCAACCTTGCCGGCTTGCTGGAGCGCTTTGTTGGCAGCCAGCTGAGCTTTGGTGGTTTCGACCAGCTGCTTATATTCGGCGCTGTCGGCTGCGATTTTCTTGCCGCTCAGAGCCAAGGTGATAGCTTTGGTGGCGTTGTACTCTTCGAGAGCAGATGACCCTTTGAGAGTTGCGGCGGCCTGGCTGAGAGTGTTCGCCGTATCTACGCGACGGGCCGCATTGGATTCAGAAAGGTCCAGTCGGTCCCGCGCGTCGGCTTCTTTGTTGATCGCATCGACAACCTGAGAACGAGCGCCGGCACCGGTCTTGAGCAGCTCTTCCTCAACCTTCTGCTGGATCGTGAGCTCACGAACACTGGTCGCTCCGCCGAGATAGGCGTCCGCCATGGCGTTGGTGGAGTTGGTGTTGATGTCTGCTTGAGTTACCAGATCATCAAGCGCCTTCTTTTGGCGCGCTGCCAGTGACTCGGCTTCTTTCGCAGCCTTCTTCTCGGCGTCGGTTTGCTGTTTGGTAGCCTCGCCTACCACCTTGAACTGAGCCAGTCGATCAGACGTGTTTGCAGCGTCTGCCGCTGCCTTCTCGTCGAACGCTTTGCGCTGGTCCTTGGCGGCCTGCGTCTGCGCAGCGAACGAAGACAGCGACGCCTCGCGCTCATCGAATATTGACTGCAGCGTTCCTTCGCGGGCCGTATTGGCGACGTTCAGCTCTGCTTCAAGGCGGGCGCCAACACCCTCGAACGTGTCGTTGGTGAAGATGGCGTTGATACCATCGTTGAAAGCCCGGGCGTAGGCCTTGACCTTGTCGAAGCCTGCCAGGACCTCAACGGTCATCACCTGGATGAAAGCGCGGACGTTTTCCGGGAACTCCCGAAAGGTCTGAGTCATGTTGGCTACGTTGGCGTCGAGCGTGCGCCCCCAATAGCCAGTGCTGTCGACGAAAAGTTTGGAGATTTCGCCCAGCGTGTATTCGATGTCGCGGCCGAAACCGTCGAACTTTCCGGCGACTGCGGCGAGGTTGGTCTCCAGTTCGCCAGACGCGATCTGGTCGTTAAGCTCGCTCAGGGCGTCAGTAGCCTCCCTTACCGCGTCCTGCATCGCATCGCCAAGGCCCGCCTCGTTGATCAGGCGGAACGTCGTATCCCATGTGTCGCCGAGGTTGGCAACTGCGCCGTCTAAGGTCTTCATCCGAAGCTCCATGGCTCCGGCAAACTGGTTCTCCCCAAGGTCGGTCAGGTACTTCTCGATCTCAGCGGCATTGTTCCCGATCTTCTTCGTCATGCCTTGGAACGTGAGCGAGAGACTGTCACCATTGGCTTTCGCCTTGATGCCGAACTCTTTCAGGCGCTCGAACTCGCCAGTGGCCGCATCCGCGACCGCCTCAATCATCTGGTTGAGGTCCTTGCCCATCGCCGAAGCGGTGTTGCCGTAGGACATCAGGGCCTTTTCAGACGGCGTGAGGCCAAGGTTCACCAGCTGGGTGAAGCCCTTCACGGCCTGATTGAGATCGTACGGGGTCTTTTGCGCGAACGATTGCAGCGCCTTGAACGCGCCGGCTGCTTTGTCGGCGCTACCAGTGGCAGTGATCAGGCCTGCATTCAGCACGTCAAACTGACGCTGAACCTCAGAAGCCTTATTCAGTGCCGCCATTGCGCCCGCTACGCCTATCAAGGGCGCGATTAAGCCTCTCAGGCCGGATGCAAGCGAAGACGCGCCGCGCTCGAGCGCTCCAAGGTCCTTATTCGCGTTGCGGGCCTGTGAGCTGTCGACAACAATCGTCAGGCGGGCGGTATCACTCATGGCTCAAGCTCTCTACGAATATGGACTCGCTGACCTTCTCGATCTGCCTGCGCAAGCGCGGGGCCTTGATCAGGAAGTCGGTTTTTTCTTGCTCTGAGCACTCTTCTGTGAGAGACCAGTCAGCAATCAGGGCAGCGACTAATCGCGCTTTACGCCGTCGGGCCAGCAGCTTTGCCGAACGCCTGGCATCTGCAGCGCTGCCAGAAGCAGCAATCTCCATCACTTCACCCGCAGCACTGCGGATTGCCTGCCTGGCTGCTTCCTCGTAATGGCCGGAAAAGACGGATCGAATCACCATCCAATGGCTGCTCGACGTGCCGTCGGGGTTCGATAGCGATACGCGCCGCCCCTGCTCTGCCTTCTCCTTCACATAGAAGTCATGGGGCTGCATGCTTTTCTCCAGACGAAAAAAACCCCGCTCAATGGCGGGGCGTGGTGTTTATTTGCTGCGTTTACGGGCAGTAAGCCCGACCCAGCTCTTCGAATTTCCCTGTGCGCTGGACTTTCACGACGTCGACCACTTTCACCATCTTAGGCTTGATCTGATGGTCAGCTGCGGCCGCACAGATGTACTGAGCAAACCCGCTTCTATCGCTACCGTTGGTTATTACGCCGATGTAAAGGTTTTGCTGATTCATCCAGACAGCATCTTTGACCTGCTTTTCCGATTGAACCAGGTACTTCGCCAGCTCTTTCTGTGCCGGCGATGCTTCTGAGGCGGCTTGGGCAAGCCCAACTACAGAAAGCGCGATCACACTCGCGATCAACATCGTTTTCATGGGGCATCCTTCATTTATGAAGGGCCGAGAATACCAAAATGACAGAGCATTAAAAGCTCACTCACTTCGCTTTCCAGCGCCGCGCAGCGCGGCTCTGAGGCGAGCTTTCGTCAGTGACTTGTTGGCTGCAGCCACCTCATCTTCCGTCAATGGCGTTTCCGACACGCGCTGCCGGATTGACTCCATCAGCATGAGCGCCCGGACCTCCTCAAACTCAAGCTCGCGGTTGCTGACTTTGAGCCAGGATTCCATTTCAGACCATGTCAGCGAGTCGCGTGATAGCTTGCACTCCCAGAAAAGCCCGACCAGATAGGTCATTCCCTCGGGGATCGGCTCTATGTCGAGCTGCGCCGGCTTGCGACCTGTCCTCTCCCACTCCTGGGTGAGGATTTGCTTGATGGTTTTCTCGGAGCCTTCCGGCGCTCGCATCAGCTTGAGGTCGGCCTCGAAGCTCTTTAGGAGGACTTCGAGTCTTGGGCGAAAAAACGGGTACGGTTACTGGAGAACGATTCGACTTCCTGCGCGATTGCCGGGTTCTGGGTCAGCAGTTCCGCGACGGCTTCACGCGAAAACGGTGTATCGAACGACCAGCCGGTGACCAGCGCCGAGCGGTATTCGACGGTTCCAGTTGACTGGATCGCGTAGACCTCGTCAGTGGTCAGCTTGGATTCGTCACGGTCGCGATTCTTCCGAGTAACCTCGAGCAGAGCCTTGCGTGCAGCGGGAGCATCACCGCCGATCACTATCAGGTAATGAGGCGTAGGAGTGCCATCAGGCAGCGTCAGGGGGAGCTTCTTACCGGCTTCCAGAGCAGGCAGGGTGAAGAAGTCAGACAGTGCAAATGGTTTCGGTGCTGCATCGGCTTTGGCAGTTGCCATATGGGTAAATCTCCAGAGAAAAAAAGAGCCCGCACAGTGGCGGGCTTGAAAGGGGCGCTTTAGGAAAGAGGTTCAGCGGCGTTACGGAGTGACTACCGGCTCGACTTCCAGCACTTCGCTGTTGATCGCGATAGAGACGTTCGCCTTCACGATGTCAGCAGCGGCGCCGGCCGCGATACGGCGGGACATGACCTTGCCAGCGAAGTAGAAGATGTCGCCGTCTTCCAGCTCTACCTTGAAGTTGTAGTCGGAGCTGGACTCGTCTTTCAATGCCGCATTCAGCAGATCCTGACCTTCGTCGCCGGAGTCGAAGCCCAGCGTCAGCGCCATGTCGCCAGCGTCATACGTGCCCTTAAACTTGCGCACACGACGGTTGGCCAGTGCGGTGAACGTCGACGCGGAAACCTGGTCGCCGAACTCTCCGAGGTTTTCGATTTCTGCCACTTCGGTCCAGGTGTCACCTGCATACCCGGCAACGGTGTCAAAAGGGGTTTTGGTGCCGATGCTGAATCGTGCGCCGGCTGCGGTATTTACAGGCATGGATAGTCCTCCAAAGGACATTGGATGTAGCCGCAAGGCGGCGGTGGTTGCTTGAATTAGGGTTGGACGATGTTCGCCCAGTAGTAGATGTCGACTGAGATCGACTGCCAAACGTCATCAGGGTTGATGACCCGGCGCTGGACTCGACTGACCTTGACCTTCTGGCCTTGGTAGGAGAGCACCTTCGGGGGGTGCAGGATGCTCATCAGCTTGTCGACGTCATTGAGCATTGGTGCGGTGCCAGAGCCTTTCGGATAGTAGAAGTCGACCTGCAGTATGCCTGCGACCTCACTGGAGTCGCCCGACGCCATGCCGACCTTCTCCCGATAGGAAACAAGATTGGTCAGACGCGCCCAGCTCTTCCCGGACTGCGGGGTAAAGTTCACGCCCTCGAATGCCGTTCGCTCTTTGGGCATCACTGCGGCGGCCAAATACGCCTCAACGAGCGCTGCGTTTACTTTAAGCTCGCTCATGAGCGGTTGCCTCTGGCCTGCTCGTCAAGCAGCCTCTGGAATCGGGCGACGTTTCGCCTGACCATACCCTGCGGAGCCTTGGTGTGCGACCAGCCTTCGAATTCGATCTTGGCCGCGTAATCCATGTTGTTTGACAGGTAGGTCTCCTGCCCTACGCCTGGCGGGGTCTTTGATGCGACCTCTGCGATCGCTTCTGCGCCGCTGGTGTCGACCCTGCCGTTCTCGCTGAGAGTTGCTTGACCCACAGACAACTGCCACTCACCTCTCAGTCGGCCGGTATCTACGGGCGTATCCATGATCACAGCGTTGAACAGTGCGATGGTTGTGCCGCGCACGACCTTGTCGTTTTGTCGGGCAATCTTCGATGTGGCGCGCCTGATTTCGTCTTCAAAGCTCATCAGCGCCTCCCGTGGAGTTCATAGACCAGCGGAGTGCCGGCCGGGTTGATTTCCTTGACGTTCACAATCGTCCAGACCTGGCCGTCAGCTTCAAGCGTGGTTGTGATCGCAGGCTTCCACTCAAGCCCCTTCGCGGCGAGCAGGATTTTCTTGTCGCCTTCCTGAACCAGAGAGCCTGAGGCGTTGATAACTCCGGCCTCATTGGAGTTGTATTCCAGCAAGATCAGATTGCCAGCCTGAGCGACTTCGGTCGACCCAGCCCCTTCGCCGGTAACAGGGTCGTACTCGCCCTGCTTGACTTCCTTGAGCGTGCCCACCTGGCCGAACTCTGCGATCAACTCCAGAGCCACATCGGCCATTTCGTCATAGAACGCGCTCATGCTCAGGCCCTTATGGCAAACAGCCCTCGGCGGGCAAGATAGTCGGCAAACTGTGTTGCGCTTGGCCGGTCTGGAGCAGCAGGCATCAGATAGCCGTTGTTGCTGCTGGCCTCCGCGTACTGGACCTCGACGGCTCCCTCAACGCGTTTCTTAACCACTGCGCCGGTGCGCTTGGATGGCGGGTCGATGTCGTCGGCGTGGATCTCGACCGCCAACGCCATCTGTCCGTATTCGATTCGGGCCGGGATGAGGGAAGGAGAAAGAATCTCCCCATCAACCTGTGCGCCGCGTCGAGGCCAGGGCAGAGCCTGCCCCGGATTAGACTTTTTGCCTTTCCAGTTCAACGCCATCATCTGGACGGCAGCGCGACGCAGCAGAGCCTCCTGCTCAGGCTGGGTAGCTGGGATGGTGCGGCCGAACTTGACCGCATACATCGCCAGGCTTTCGGCCGTTGCAAACGATTCAGCGTCTGGCTTGCCGGTGCCGTCTTCGATGATGAGCATTTGTTACTCCTTGGACTTCTTGCCGGTAGTACCTGCGCCATTGTTGCGTGCTGCTGGCTCGTCGGCATCGGTACGCACAGTATCGACGCCGCCGGTCTCACCGACAGTCTGAGGGCCGACGGTGATGTTGCCTTCCGAGCCGCCAAAACCCCAGCGAGACTTCACGTTTGGATCGATATGCTTGTCTTGTTCAACAGCCATGGTGATTCTCCTATGTACCGAAGGCGATCATGCGGAATGCGGTGCCGGCGGGTGCCGTACCAAATGGGCTGCCGTTGAGCAGCAGTGTTCCAGTGGATTGCATGACGGTGATGTTGCAGCCGGTGGTTGTGACTTCACTGGCTACGCCGATGACCATCTGCTGGTTGTTCCAAGTGGGCGAAGGCTGGACGACCGGGGGAGTGGCGTAGGTCTTGGCGAACTTCACCGCAACCTTGGCGCCTGCCGTTACCACAGTGCCGGATAGAACTTCAGGCTGTGCGCCTGCTGCGCCCTGAGGCCCGGCTGGCCCGGTTGATCCTTGGGAGCCAGTGTCGCCTTTTGCTCCTGCAGGTCCGATCGGTCCCTGCGGCCCTGTATCGCCCTTGTCGCCCTTGGCTCCGGCGGGACCAGCTGCGCCGGGCGAACCCTGATCGCCCTTCACGCCCTGGACGCCTTGGACTCCGGGATCGCCTTTGGCTCCGGCCGCACCGGTAGGACCAGCAGGGCCGACAGGCCCGGCTTCACCCTTGCTGCCGGTAGCACCCTTGTCGCCCTTCTCGCCTACAGGTCCGAGCTCGCCTTGCGGACCAGCAGGCCCAAGCGCGCCGGGTTGTCCGGCGATCCCTTGCGGGCCGGGCATTCCAGCTGGGCCAGCAGGTCCGGGGCTTCCCATGGGTCCGGCAGTGCCGGGATTCCCTTGGTCGCCCTTTGGGCCTGTTTCGCCTCGCTCGCCTGCAGGACCTGGCTCGCCGCGATCCCCCTTCGGCCCCTGAGGGCCAGCAGGACCTGTCGCAGCCTGTTGAGGAAGGTCGGCCAAATCCATGATTTCGCGCCAAGCCCTCTCGTCAGACCACTTCCACATCAGGTTCTGCTGGTCATCCACCTGGAACTGCAGCGTTCGCGCACCCTGCCGCCTGATCATTGAGACCAGATCGGTGTAGAGCTTTCCGAGGCTGTACCGGTAAGGGATGCGCCCACCCACCATGAGCGGGTCTTGTTCGTCTGCCATATGGCCTCCTTTGCTCCGGTTGCCCGGTGCGCGTTAGGCCGACACGGTGGAGGTGATGAACGCCAGAGGCACTTGCTTGCGGTCGAACTTGCGCTCCCAGTTGGATGCCAGCGCCAGGTCTGACCAGTTGGCCGATACTGGGCGACTGGTGGTCGGCGTGCCGGTGATGGTGGCACTGGTGAACGAGTAGCCCAGTGGATGCACAACGAAGTTGCGGCGAGTCCACAAGGTTTCAGTGCCGCCACCATTGCCGCGATCCGGAGCGCGCTCGTACTCGAGGCCGTCTTCGCCTTCTGGTTGGGCCTCGGCGTAACCCAGCGCACCTGGGCCGAAGATAACCGAAAGGTATTTCGCATCGGCACCGGTGCCAACGACCGGCATGGAGTCGTCGACAACGACGCGCATACCCTGGAAGCGACCGAACTCGGGGATCTGGTCAGCCAGAGGCGAGAAGTCGATCAGGTTGAGGATTTGCAGTTCGGTCTGTACAGCGGAGTGCATGGCGATGACGCTCAGACCGCCCAGCTGTCCACTGTAATCACCCATCGTGGCCTTGGCGCGGATGATCGCTGCGGCGTTGATGGTGCCGCCAGCGTCGATAACCATGTCGCCGCCATTGCTGGTCACGTTGTCGTTGTAGACACCGACAGTGGTAGCGATTGCGCGGCGCTGGGCCACTCGACGCCAGTAGCTCAGCAGGCGACCAGCCACGAATTCCAGCGGGTCCTGATTGGTGATGTTCTTCACCAGGTTCATGCAGTTCCAGCCTTCGTTGAGGTACGCGGCGCGCGCCTGCATGAAAGCACTGGTGACAGACAGCGGAACCGCGATGTCGGTGTACACGTCGTTCGAGTAGTTGGACTCGATGGACGCATCCAGATCGACCCACCACGGAATGGTGAAGGTGTTCGAAGGGCTCGCCAGCAGCGTGGTCATGTCGCTGTTGGTGGTCAGAATGCCGGACTCGAAGAACGCGGTGCGCTCAACGCTGTTTACGGCGATGTAGTCACGCAGTTCGTCGCGGAATACGACGTCCGAGAGAATGGTTGGCATTGCGGGGTTTCCTTATTTCTTAGCCGAGGCAGACGCAGCCTTGAGGCGCTCGTACTCGGCAGGGTTGGTTCGGCGAAGCTCTACGCGCTCCATGCCGGTCAGTTGGTCAAACGATTTCGCGGCCCCGCCGCTCTTGTTCCCGGGAGCCCCGCCCCCAGTCGCTCTGCTTGCTGCGATCAGCGGCGCCAATGCGGCGTCGTTGAAGAGTTGATTCTTGAATTCATCCACAGTCAGGGCCGTAGGGCGGCGCTCTGCGTCAAGCACGACCACGACAGGCTTGCCGTCGCGCATTTCCATGCTCAGGCTCGGCTCGATGAGCTTCTGCAAGACGCCCGATGAGCCTTGCACAGCCAGCTCACCAGCCAGGCGGGCTGCAGTGGCACCAACAGTGAGCGCGTGAACCTGCTGCTGGAGCGCGGTCAACGCTGTGTCTTTCTCGCCCAACGCCTTGGTGTGCTTCTCGCTCCAGCTGCGGTCGAGAGCTTCGGTGTCGCCAGACTTGCGGGCAGCTTCTTCAGCAGCGATGCGCGCAGCCTCTTCCGCCTCGCGTGCTTTTGCCTTATTGGCACGAAGCTCGGCAAGCAGCTCGTCGTTCTTGGCTTTCAGGCCGCTCACGTCCTCATTTTGAGGTTGCGGCAAGCCTTCAACGGCCAGCACGTAGTCTTCACCCTGAGCCTTGTACAACGCTTGCAGGGATGGTTCCAAAGCGTCGTAGGCGGCCTTGTCGATCAGGTATTTCATGCAGTTTGTCCCCCTGGGACTGATGTGCAGGCTCTGCCCGCGGGCAATAAAAAACCCGCCGAAGCGGGTCTTGGTATGATTCTTTTGACTACAGAAGGTATGTCTGGGTGGCACCCTTCCTAAGATTGTCGGATGCCCATATAGGCCGGAGGTTTGAGAGGCAATTGATCACTGCAGGATCGAATACCCCTGAAGCGGTAAGCTCCGCAACTGACGAGATGTGATCCACATGCCATTCGCCGTGATTCTCCCAAGCCATTCCTTGCAAAAACTGCCGCTCTATGTGCGCCATGAAGTCGCCTGCACTGTAGCCCAGCGCATCGAAAGTCTTTGAGGTCTTACCTCTTTTTGTGAGCTTGATGACCCTACTGACCATGCTGCGGAGGATTGACCTGCACCTGAACTCGGGATCGTTAGCGTATTGCCGCCTCCATCTCTCCGAGATCCGATCCTGATTATTCTTTTGCCAGGCAGCCGACCTGGCGCGGTTCCTTTCTGGATTGCTCCTTGACCACTCGATCGCCCTTTCCTTTACCTTGCTAGGGTCCTCGGCGTACTTGGCGCGCGCTCTTTCGTAAAGGCATTCTACGCAGGTTTTGTTCGAGACAACCCTTTCGGATATGTGCCCGTTCTTGCACGGTTTTCCAGTGGAGTATCGCTTTAGCCCTAGGGCTCGGGCCTCATCCAAGCTTATACTGCGCGCAGCCATTACGACCTCTCATCAGGTAGTGTGGTTAGGAGCCCGGCAGTGTTAGCGCACTCCGGGCTTCGTCATTTTACACCGCTAGAGACCGGCGCGCTCGAACATCAGCGGCTCCATAGCCCGCATTTGATCCAAGTTCAAAGGTTTGAACCTCCGGTCAAGCTGGAGCTCTGCAAACCTCTTTGCGCTAAGTCCACCATCCCTGAAGAGCTTGCCGCGAGTCGGGCCGAGCGCCGCGTCTTGAAACTTGCTGCTTTGCTTTTCGAGCCACGAATAGTAGGTCTCGTCTGCCGAGACGTACCCATCCTTGCTGGATCGGGTCGCGCCTTGCTTGAGGAAGTCCAGACTTGGATCGAGTTCGGCCACCGTTGTCGATCGGCAGCGGATATGCGCCGGCGGCTGAGGACCTTTGTCCATCTTGAACACTCGGCCATCCAGCGAGCGGCAGACCTGCGTTGTTCGGCTGTCGAGCGTGGACACCCAGCGATAACCGGTCACCACGTCGTCATTGGCGTTCCAGGTCTCGAAGCGGGCAGTGTTGGCAACGTGCTGCACGGCCGTGCGAACTACTGCGTCGGCGTTGCGCGAGCTGATACCCAAAATGCCATCGGTGTAGTTGGCCGCCTTCGTGCCGCGAATGGCCTGAATGATCTGGAAGTTCGTCTGCCCCTGGCTGAACCCAAGCCTTACCGCATTGACGATCCGCGCGCGCTCAGTGGCAGCCCATCCCTCGATGAAGGGCTCGAGCAGCTTGCCGCCGTCAGCGCCGGTCACCTGCAAAGGGCGAGCCTTGATCGCAGCCCGCAACGCAGGAAGGGTCGGGACAGCTGTCGCAAACCCGGTCAGCACGTTGTTGAGGCTGCGCGCCTCGAATGCCGCCTCGTACTCGGCGATATCCACCAGATCGGCCTTCAGCTGCCGGGCGTACCGCGAGTAAATCGCGAGGATCTGCCCATCGACCTCTGACAGCATCTTTTCCAGTGCCGCAACCGCCAAAACGGTCATGTCCTCACGACTGAGGCGGTCACGAATGACCTTGTCGATCTCGCGCAGATACTTGGCGACCTTCTCGACCTCGCCCGATTTCAACTGCTCCAGCAGCACCTGATTGCGAATAGTTGCCTCAACCAGCGCTGCTGCCGTCGCCATCGTCGTCTTCCTCGTCAAGGTTCAGGCTGTCGCCGGACGTTTCCAGTTCGTCCCGGATCATGTCGTCGGTCTTCTCTGGGTCGATCACGCCGCGGTCACGCAGGTACTGCCAGAAGTCGCTGGCCGGAAGCCTGCCGCCCTGCACAGCGTTAAACAGCTGAGCAAGGATGTTTGCGTCCAGGCTGATCTGCGTGAAGTCTTGATTCAGCTTGTAGAGCGAGTCACCGGCCACGTTGGCAAACTGCGCCATCCATTGCAGGCACTGCGAGTAGGCCTCGCTGACGTTGCTGACTGCCAGGGACAGGATGCTGTGCTCTGCTGCGCTGTCGTTGTCAGCCTGCGTAGCGGTCTTCACAGCCCCGCCGCGTTCGATCAGCCGCGCGCCGAGGGACACCATTTGCGTCTCTTTGGCGTCCAGCGCTTCTTTGACCAGCGTGTTTGGTGGTGGCTGCTCGAATCCGCAGGAGCCTCCCTCGGGAAGAGTGAGAGGGGTTCGTGAGCCGACATAAATGCCGGTCTCTTCGAGGTGATCGCGCCATTGCTCATCGAGCCCAGCAATCCAGAATTGAGGCTGCCCACAAAAGTAGACGGCGTCCTCGTAATCCGCGCTGTTGCGGTAGTGCCCGATGTTGATCTCGGCCATGTCGTACAGCGGCGCATCATCGATGCTGCTGTCGTTGTTCTCGCTGCCGACGAATGTGAACGGGATGACGTTCCAAGGTTTGCCGGCGCCATCCAAAGGCACGCGCTGCTCTGACGCGGCCCACGATCCGCCTGTGCTGGTCCAGAGCTCCTGCTCGTACTGCCCGGCGTCATTGATTCTCAGGACGCGATACTGCTTCTTGCGCTCAACGCCAAAGCCGTCTGCAGTCTCTTCGTCTACCCACTCCAGCAGCACGATCAGGCTCAGCATGTGCTGTCCGCCGACCTTGCGCGTCTTCCAGTTGATGATCGCCTCGGCGTTGTAGCTGAGGATCGTCGGATGGATGCCGTTCGCCAGGCTCTGCGCGCGACTGACGCCGCCCGATTCAACCATGGGATAGTCAACCAGCAGGCCATGACGACCCACCTCCAGCAGATGGCCGATAACGCCCTGGCTCTGCTGATAGATCGACACGCCCTGACCGTCTACGTCCTTCGCAACGTAATCGAGCGCCTTGGGCACGGTCAGCGTGGGCCATGTGCGATACACGGCGCCGACCAGACTGTTTTTGGTGCGGCCGGTCGCGTTATAGAACACGGCGCGGGCAATGTAGCTGTCGTAGCGCGCCCTGTTCTCTTCGCTGTCGTCGGTTGCGTTGGGCCGGGGCAGATACCTGTCTCCGGCCGCTTTGATGATCTCTGAGCCCTTGCAGACGTCACGCACCAGCCTCCAGCGGGATAGTGCCGCGTCGTAATCCGGGCGGGTGAATTCTACGTCTGGCATTAGCGGGCAAATCCTAATTTGATGGATGTGACGGGCTTGACGATCGGGAAAAGCTTGGCCAGCGGGTAGCCCGCAGCATCTATCACGTGGTCGATCCCGGATGATTTGTCTGGCATGCCATTCTTGTCGTAGGCCTGTTGTTCGAGGCCGTCTGTCAGATGTGGGCAGCGGTACGTGTTGACCTTGAGCCGCCGAACGCCGTCCCCATTGAGGATGAGCGCGTTCACGGCGTTGACTCGGTCAGCAATGGCTGGGTTGGTCGAATTGACCTGGACCGAGATACCCGCCTGACGAATGATGCTCAGGTCGGACTCGCTGGCGTTCTTGCTGCTGGCGTTCTGGCCAGACGCATCGGGGAACACTTGTATGGCGTGCCCTTTGTCCTTGTAACGAGCCTTGTAGATCTCAACCATGTGCGGCGTGTCTCGGCCATCGACGATCTCATCCACGGCAACTGGCCAGCCATCGCGCATCACGTAGATGACCGCGCTCATCTTGAGCCGGTTGAAGTCCATACCGATCAGGACTGGCTCGCCGACCTGCAGAGTGGCGTCCGTGTGGTTTAGGCGCCTGTCGAAGTCTGGATACACACTGCCCGACGTCAGGTTGGTGAATTTCCCTTCGATGTACGCGTCGATCAGCGCCGGCGGATAACTGTCGCGCAGAGTGTCGACGTAGTCCTCAGGCAGAAATGGGTTGCTGTAGGTGGCCGCCTGGACCATCACATAACCCTTCTTCGGGTTTCGGCCCCAGGTGTCGTAGACGAACCGGTATCCCTCGGGCGTTGTGTATGCACTTACCCGGTTGAGAGGGTCAGCCACATCGTCAGGCTGCTGCCTGTTCCGGGCGATGATCTTTTGCCAAGCCAGTCGGGCCTGATCCTTCTTGAGCGTGTCGATCTCGTCGACGTGCGCCCGGTATGACTGGTAGCCCACAATTCGGGCTGGGTTCTCCAGGGTGCGCAACACGAAGTCGCCGCACTGCCCCGAGCTGGTGTAGATGATGTTCTCTTGCTTGTTGTACTTGTACCGGATGCCCATGTCCGTGAGCTTCTCTTCCATGCGCGGGGCAAGGATGAGGCGCACCAGGTCATAGGTGGGCTCGTACAGGGCGATCAGTGCAGAGGACGACATGAGCCCGTCACGGATGGCACAGTTGGCCAGGGTTTCCGTCTTGCCAGTGCCGAAGCCGCCCACGAAGGCCGGGTACTTGTCCTTCAGCTGGTAGAACTCAAGCTGAGGCTCCGTCATTTGCAGGCGCAATACTCGACCGGCCACGGACCACCTCAATTTCGATACGGGCCACAGGGGGCAGTTCTGGCGGGTTCGCCTTGATCAGCTCGGCGCGGGTTCGCTCCAGGCTCTCGATACGCGCAGTCAGGCGGTCGATCAGGCTCGAATAGTCCCGAACCTTACTGGTGGTCGTTACGCCACCCGCCTCGCCTGTCTCATGCTTCTCGCTGTCGATCTCAAGCGTGTTGCCGAATTCGTTCTCCCTGGCCAGCGCTCGCATCAGCCGGATGCGGGTCAGGCGCAGTTCGTCGTCCACACGTCCCAGCTCAATGCTGGCGAGCATGTCGTTCTCGGCATCAGAGAGAAACCGGCTGTAGATTGATCCGGGCTTCGCAGCGTTCTTATTCGCCTTGGGCGCGCCTGTGCTTTTACCGCCGTGGAGTTTGCACCGCGAGGAACCCGGAACAGCGTGGCGCTTGCATGGTTCCCCTGAGCGCGTTTTAGCGCCGCATAGGGCCATGGGAAGACCTCATTCATGGGGTTGTTTTGTCGAATGACGCATTGAACGTCGTTCGAACGTCATTCGATGGTGCGTTCGAGCCACTCCTCAAGCACCCGGCGCAGTACAGGCTCGGTCAGGATGCCGGCAGGCTTATCGCCCTTGATGATCGAGCCAATCAGAGCATGTGGGATGACATGCACGCCGTCTGAGGCCTGAACGCACACATGCGGCCGCTCTTCCTCGATGTAGTGGATAGTCGCGCTCATGGGCTTACTCAACTGTGCAGTTCGGCCAGATCGACCGGGCGAATGCGAATGCGCCCTCATGATCGAGGGCGCATTCAAGGAGAATCATGGGGAAAGGCTTGTATCCTGGAGTGGTGATGGTCCAGTTCTTTTTCACTTCGAGCCGTGCAGGCGCTGTTTAAGCTCGTAACCCATCAGCGGCCAGATCTTTTGCTCGGCGTTCTGCCGGGCGATCTTGCGGCCGATATCGGCGTCGAAGTTTTCCGGACTGGCGCAGGCCGACTCGCCGGTGACGGTGAAGCCATTGCGCAGCACAAGGACGCAGAACGTCAGAAGGCTCAGCTCCCGCTCTACCCCGCACAGCACGGCAGATTGATTATCAGCGGGATTCGCCTGTACGCCGTCTTTCGCCGTGAAGTAGTAGGCGCTAACGATATTGGCTTGCAGATCTTTAGGGGTGACGCGCGGCGCGGTCTTGCCCTTGGCCTGGATCTCTTGCTCGATCTCTTTGTCGCTCATGACCTTCTCCAGAATGCAAAAGCCCCGGCATAGGCCAGGGCTGGGGTTGTGTCTCAGATGGTCACCCCTTGGGGACTGTTCTCACGCAGTAGTGCCGATAACTGGTCTCGTCAGGGCTGTGAACCTGTGCAACGGGCCTTCGCGTATCAGCAACCGCTTCGTGGTAGCGCTCCCACTCCAGTTTACTTGCCTGGGCCTCAGCCTCTTCTAGAGTCTCATACCAGCAGATTAGCTCCTCGCGCCCGTAGGGGTCATCTTCAGGCTGGGTCAAAACATAGATATCCCGCATCATCGCCTTACCCTCTCGCATAATTGCGAGCACCCTACACCTGACACCGAGTCGCCGCCACAGTCCGCGCCACGAAATGGCAGTGTTTGTTTTGTGGCGCCTACCTGAGCATGTCACTCAGACGTGGCGGCAGCATGCGGGCGACGTTGCCCTTGGCGTAGACCACGAAGAACAGCACGCACAGCATGACCAGAGTCAGCGGGTACTGAGCCAGCGCGGCGAACGAGTTGAAGTTCACAGCCACGCGGTAAGCCTCGGCAATGTTCGCGCCGGCAAAGATGGCAGCCATGATGCCGATCACCTTGCGATGCCGGTCGGTCTGCTTGCGGTAGCCGGCTACGAAAAGAAAAACCAGCAGGTGACACACACCGCGGGTGCCCAGCAGAAACTCCGGGATCACCCCATCGAGCCATAGGGCCAGCGAATCAGCCCAGCCTCCGAACAGTTGGTAGATGCTATCCATCATCGCGCTTGCCTCTCTTGAGGAAGGACGGGATCAATCCACCAAGGAGAGTGGAACCCCAGTCAATCCAATCAGGGCGCGGGCCGCCATCCGACCAACGCTTAAGCGACCCGAACACGTACGAGGCCAGCGCCGAAACAAGGCAGGCGAGTACGGCAGCCGCTCCGTTGTAGGACAGCCAGTTGAGCAGAAGGACTCCCGACAGATAACCGATGATGAACGAGAAGATGCTGTAGAAGATCCGGGAGGACAACGGAATGGCTACGGACGAGGCCAGATAGGCGCAGCATCCGCCGATGGCCCCAAGAGCCAAGCCGTGATCGATCGGGATGGTCGTCGCTACTGCCATCCCAGCCCCGTTCGCCGCACCGATCACCAAGGCGCCAGGGATTCCTTCTGCGCTCATACGTGCTCCGTGTCGGGAAGGGTCAATGTTGTGTGGCCTACCATGAGGCCGGCTGCTGCCACTCGAAGCCCATCAGGCGCGAGAAGACGGCAAACGTCAGCAATGCTGATCCAGCAGTCGCGCAGAACGTCATTACCTTGCCCGCCACGACGCGATCCTCTGTCTCAGGCCTTTTCAGGGCCTGAATGAAGATGAACGTGGCAAAGAAGATGTTCGAACTGATGTCGCGGTGCATTACGTAATTGAGAGTCGCCAGACCGAGCGCGAGCAGGCTCCAGCATGCGGAACGAGTCATCGTCTCTCCAGGTGCGAATGAGTCCCTCGCGTTTGTGCATTGCAAGCAAGAGGCATGGAGGGCATTTGGGAAATCGTGGGCACAAAAAAGCCCAGCGGTTAGGCCGGGCTTTTCTGGTGTTTCCGGAGCAAGTTGCCGCAGGCAAAATACTCAATGTGGCAAAATGATGCCCTCAGCCGTGCGGGAAGTCAACAACCATTTTCCGGCCCATTTCAGCAGCCGCTCTGACGATAGCGCGGCGGGTCGCTGCATATGGATCAGGCTCGAATGGCTCGAAGATGTCGAGATCGTCGATACCGACCTCATGCCCCATATTCATCATCTGCGGCAGCAGCTTCAACCGCACAGCCAGCCGAAAGGCATCTTGGTCAAACTCCAGAGGATTCCATCTTTTCTCGCCTTGTGAGTACGGCTCTCCGATACTGAAGTCTCCACAATTATCGCTCCACTGAACTGAAAGACCTGCAGCCCTTGCAGCCATCAAGATGATCTCTGCGTCTCGCTCCCGCTCAATATCCTCAGCATCCATCAAGCCGCCTCCCTCATCTGATAAATCACCGCCCCGATTGGGCTTAACGCCATCCTATCAAGATCCTCGCAGCACTCGAAAGAAATCTGAATTACCGGCTCCCAATCCCGCGCCCAGGCGCATGATTCGAGCCTGCACCCGAACTCACCCCACAGCCACGCGCGGAACGCCTCAGGCTTGATCAGCGGATCCTCGTTGGCCGATTGGCCGCCCTGGTGCATGTAGCGATACCGGCGCATCACGCCCTTCACCACATACTCCAGCTTCTCGCGCTTGGCCGAGGTCATGCGCCTGGACTTCGAGACGACCATGCCGAACACGAACTCTTCCGCAGCTTCGCGGATGTCGTCGTCGCGGTTGGCGGCGTACATGTACTCGCCGAACACCCGGACCTGAGGGTGAAGCTTGGCGATCGCCGATTGGATATGCCCGGCCAGCGCACTATGCATCGCATGGTTTGCGGATGGGCCGCGCTCAGTTGTCTGCACTACCACGCCCAACTGCACGACGTCAGAGGTTTGGCCTGGCGCCGGGTTGTAGGTGCAGTCGTGCCATGCTTGACGTGCCGAGAAAATCTTCATGCTGCCGCCCTCTTCAGTTCTCGGGTCTTCGCCCTGTAATGCGCCGTGATGGCTTTCAAATCTTCGACGGTGTACTTCTTCACGGACTGGTCCGCCTCCAGCGCCTCGACCGCTTCCAGACCTATCCGGGCGATCAGACCGACCCGGTAGTCCACGGCGTTGCCAGACAGGAAACGGTTGTCCTGCTTGCTCTGCGCGTGACAGTTGCGCTCATCGAATCTGAGGTGCGGTGCTGAGCCGACACTGCGGTAGTGGCCGGCGTCGACCGCATTGGCAGTCCACTCCAGTGGCTTACCACTCGATATGCATGGATGACCTGCAGATTGATCGCGGGCACGGATGTAAGCGTTGAACGCCTGCTGTGCGTCACGCATGTGGTCGCTGCGCGACTTCAGCCTTTCCTTGCGGACCTTGATCGCGCGCCGCTCCACCTGGGCCAGCGCCTTGCGCGCCCGCTCCTGATTCTTCGGCGCATCGATGATCGCGCAGGCCGGGCTGCATACCGCCTGCCCGAGCCGCGCGGGGATGAATGGGGCGCCGCATTCCGGAACGCGGCACTTCTTCGCCCTTGGCTGCTTCACTGCTTTCAACGCTGTCCGCATCACATCTGCCCCCATTGGAATTGAAGGCATAGGTCGGGGTGCTGGTAGGACTGAGCCAGGAAGGTGGTGAGGCGTTCTGAGTACTTAATGAGGGCCTTCATGCCCACCTCCCGGTCACGCCTTCGCAGATGATGTTGATCAAGCGGGCGAGCCAGCTGGTGCGTTTCGGCTTCTTCCAGCTGTTGAAGCCGCGCATGTACTCGGCCATGTAGGGATGGCGTATCCACCGGATTCCGAATCCTGTACGCGCATCGTGGCGGCCCTGGGCGTAGTAGCTGATGCGACGTTGCGTGTTCTTGCTCATCAGTAACGCGCCTCCCACAAATCCTTCTGCGTCCAGCGAACGCCATGCTCAGCCCCAAACGCCTCTACCCACAAAATCAAATCGGCGCATTGCTTCACGCTCAGTTTCGAGGTGCGTTCGTAGATTACGTCCACGCCGCGCCCGTCCAGAGATGGAATGAACTGCGGGTTCTCTCCGCTCTCCCGCAGCCACGCAGCCGTCAGCAGGCGTTTCCAGATCAGCACGTCCCACTTCTTGCCCGCGTGCTCGACCTGGCGGGAGATATCCGTCAGGCAGGCGTGGAGCTTCTTGTTCTGCTCGCTACTGCGGTCCAGATCCTTGATGACGATCTTCTTGGGCTTCGAAAAGTCGGTGCCGAGCAGGACGCCACGCAGGCGGCTCAGGTCGTCCTTGTGCCTTACGATGACTTCAGTCATTGGCTTGGCTCCTTGCTCAAAAGCGCGCGGTAGCCAGCGAGCTCCGCCATGTCGCGGTCATACTCGCGGCGTGTCACGGGGTGCATGTTTTCTGGCAGTTCGCCGTGGAGCTTCTGGAGCATTTCGGCGTGAAGGGAATCGGCGCAATCTTCAAGGGCCTTGCGCAGCCCCTCAATCTCCGCGAGCTGGTGAATCTCGCGCTCAGTGGAGCGGGCGATTTCGGCCTTGAGCTGGTCGCACTCAGCCGCCAACGAATCGCCGACCTGAGCAAATACCCGCAGGTGCATCACGTCTTCTTCAAGCTCAGCAAGCAGGGCCAGCACTGTGACGGGGTTGGCGGCGGCCATATAACGCGTGTCGAAGACTGTTTGCTCACTGAAGTCGTCAGCGACCCAGCCGTGCTTATGGCAAATTGCAGCCGAACCCTCAGCTTCGCGGCATTCCCAAGGACCCGGAGTTGCAGCCTCAGCCAGCGCCTTCAAGCGTGCTTTGTCGATGGTCATGGCTTCGCCCTCCCGGTAATTCGCTCATGCCATGTAAGTCGCCGCGCGAGACGCTCACCCGACTCAATTTCAACTACGGTCACCGCACAGGAATCGAAAGCTTTTTCTCGCTGGTCACGCAGGTAGCAAGCCTCCATCTGAGCTTGATGGATGGTGGTTGCGCGCAGCTCTCTTACCGTGAAGCCGTTGCTGTGTACGTGCCAGCCGTGAATAACCGCTATGAACCGGCTCATTGCTTCACCTTCACGCCAGCGGCCTCGATGGCGGACTTGCACTGCTCCAGACCCGAGTTAAACATTGGTGCGCCGTGCGAAGGCAGATCAATCACTACCGCCTCGCGCGAGGCCTGCCAGGCCATATAAGCCAGATGGGCTGGGAAATCCTTGAAGCAATTTCGATCAGGCTGCCACTGGGATTCAAGGCCATGCTCTTCAAGCAGCCATGAACAGAACTCTTCCCGCATCTTGTCGTTGCTCATTGCCCCACCCCCTGACTCTTGTTCCTGCCAAATTTGGAAAGCAGCAGCGCCCGGGCCGACTGGCCGTCTGCGGGTATGCCCTGCTCGATGATTCGCGCCTGACTGATGAGCTCGCGCATCACGCTGCCTCCTTTGCGTTCCAGCAGTCGTTGATCTTTTTGGCGAACTCGCTGAGCACCCATTCGACCTGGCTGATCTGGCCCACCTTTTCGGTCTTGGCGCGATTGAGCGGCGCATGGATTGAGCGCATGTAGTTCTCGCGTTCCGGCCGCGGCATCCATCCAGCTACCAGCTCTTGGAGGATTTCGGCGACTGGCAACACGTCGGGGCGTTCGAGGTGCTCACCGGCAGTGATGTAGGCCGCGTAGGTGTGGAGGTCGAAATACTTACGGACGGCCGAACCAACCTCTGTGGTCGAGTGAGTTATCTCGCCCCTCTCGCCGAAGTAACTCAGGAGCCCGTGAAACAACTCGCCGTGAAGCATTTCTGGCCGGCCGTAGGCGAAGATGACGGGGCAGCCGGTTTGGCGCTGAGCGTCCATTGCCTTCTCGCGCTCAACCGCCGTAGGAGTGGGGCCTTTGACCTCAATGAACATCCCGGCCGCAGGCAGGTAGAAGTCAGGGATATAGCCGCCGTGCCGGGTCTCCACATGGCGATCCTCGTAGAGCCAGGTAACGCGCAAAGCATCCATCATCGCCGCCCAGCGTGTTTCGGAGTGGGAGCGCATCAGATAGCCGTCTTTTTCGAAAATGGTCTGACTCATCAGAACCCCCCTTTTGGGTTGAAGCTGTTCAGCATCGATTTGGAGGACTGTCGAACCGGCGTGGCCGATTGAGCTTGCTGCTGGTCGCGCTGACCCGCGTAGTTCACGAACCGGGCAAATTCACCCTGGTGCTGGAGCAGGCAATGCCCCACCGAGGCGTGACGGTGCTTCACCACGTCGAGCTCGGTGACGCCACTGCGGCCGAGGTCGGAATCGGCGTCACGGTGCGCGATCATGATGATGTCGGCGTCCTGCTCAATTTCGCCGGAGTCACGCAGGTCGGACATCTGCGGCTTCTTGGCTGCGCGCGTCTCTATGCTTCGGTTCAGCTGGGCCAGCACGATGACCGGGACGTTCAGCTCCTTCGCCATACCCTTGAGGCCTCGGCTGATTGCACCAAGCTCAAGGTTGCGGTTCTGTTGCCGGCTTCCAGCTTCAGGCGCGATGAGGCCGATGTAGTCGATCACGATCAGGTCGAGCGGTTTGGCTTTGTGCTGGAACCGAGCAATGTTGCGGATGCGACTGAGTGGCAGGCCGCCCTTCTGGCAAATCCTAAGGTCGGCATAAGCCATCTTCCCGACGGCACCAGTGATGCGGGCTATCTGCTCGCTGTCACCCATGGCCTTGCCGGTGTCGATGTTGCCCAAGGTGACGGCTGACGACGACGACAGGCTCCGCTTGGCAAGCTCCTTGGCCGACATTTCGAGCGAAAAGACGAGTGCTGACTTGCCATCCCTTATTGCCAGCTTCTCGGCTATGCCGAGGCCAAGGGTGGTCTTACCCGTGCCCGGGCGGCCAGCGATGATGATTACGTGCGATGCCCGCAGGCCTTGAAGGATGTCATCCAAGTCGCTCAGGCCAGTAGCCATGCCGTTGATGCCATCGCCGTTGAACCGGGCGTCCATTTCGTCCACGACTGGACCCAACGCTTCGCGCAAGCAGATCACGTCGGGCTCATCGTCTTCGCTATTCAGGGTTAGGACGGATTCCTGAGCCTCAGCAATGATCGCGGAGATCGGCCTATTGCGGCTGGCCATGTCGATGATGCCTTGGCCGATTTGGGCGATCTTGCGGGCTTTAGAGCGCTCCACCACGATACGAGCGTATTCCACGCCATTGGCAGCGCTGGGCACGTCACGCATGATCTCGGCGGCGCGTACAAGCGTAAGGTCGCCGCTCGATAGCTCGTAGCGGATATCCGAAAGCGATACCGGATCAGCTGGGCGGCCAGCAGAACGAGCAGCCAGGATCATGGCGTATAGGTCGGAGACGTCTTGGTCGTAGAAGTCTGTCGGGCTGACCATGGAGCCGATGGATTCGATCAGCTCTGGCTTGTGCATCAGGGCGCCAACGACGCCAAATTCGGCTTCAGGCGATACGAGCGGACGATCCGCCATTTCGACGCATGCGTTCATAGGGCCTCCAACACTTTCAGGACCTTGTCCTGGCGGGTCAGAAACTCGATGTCAGCGGTCCAGCCTCGGTCGTTTTCACCGGTCCAGTGTTTGCTCTTCAGGCAGTCCGTGAAGTACGCAGTCCAGAACTCGCCCTTGCGGAATGGATACACGCCGTTGATTTCAAGATTCCAGCAGCCCTTGATCAAGTTGCGGCGCTTGCTGGTGAGCTTCATGCAGCGCGGAAGCTTCTCGCCGCAAACCTCGTTGTAAATTCCAACGATGCGGTCATACGGGATGCGTTCGGCTTTGGCCCGGTCTGGTTGATCAGGGGTGGTGACCTGCTCTTCCGCTTCAGATTCCAAATCCTGGCCGGTCGAAGCGACAGCGGCGACAACTGCGTTAGCAGTTAGATTTGTATTTCTTTCTTTTATGTGTGTAATTTCCAACACAGTGGCATGTGTGTTTTTTACACTCTGTGTAGTTTTCGACACGGTGGTTTTTGGGTCGATTTTCCACTCCTTCGGAGGAAGGAAACTGATCGGATCGCGGCTACCACCATCACGGAAAAGAACGCGCTGACGGATCAGGTCATTGATTGCCCGAGAAACGTTTGCGCGCTCCTTCTCAGCCTTGTCCTCAGCCCCGTACATCATCTTGGCGATGTACAGCGCTGCCACCTTAACTGCTTCGGTGTTATAGCCGGCTGTGAGCCTGTGGATCGCCAGAGCAACACGAAGCTCACGCCCGGACAGGTCGGCCCCGATGAGCGCCTCGTACAGATCGTTGTCCATTCGGGTAAACCCCTGGGACTTGTGCATTTGGATAATGTTTGTCATGATCTCACTCGTTGAATGTTGTTTAAGAAGCCACCCCGCCAGGTGGCTTTTTTGTGTCTGGAATTCGATGCTTATCGTTTTCGGAACGCTTGAATCGTCCCGCTCATGGCCCTTGGCCTTGTCCGTCTGGTCAGCTCCTGCTGAATTCCCAGCTTTGCCAGCTCTGCCGGAGTCATCCCCCGCTTCGCCGCCTCCGCTTCCAGCAACTTCAACTCTTCCGGATCAAGTAGTTCGCCAAGCTCCATGCCTTTTTCTTCCGGCATACAGCCTCCAGTCCCTGAGGGGTCCCTACTGGGTCCCTACTGTTTTGCTTTAGGCAGCGCGGTCGTCGCGGATAGAATTACCAACAAGATCAAGCAGCCAAGACTTCAGAACTTCACGAGCCAGGACAGCTTTCTTGGTGCCGTGAATCTGCGCGGCGTAGTCCAAGAGCCCTTCGTACTTGTCGTCGAGCAGGACCTTGATCTGATTTACGTGCTTCTCATTTGGGCGTGGTTCTTCGGGCATAGCGGCGTTGCTCCTGTGGGTTGATGGGTTAAGCAGCGGTTTTTTCTAAAAATCGGTTCGGGTACAGAACGTGGATTTCGGTCAGTGAGCGACGACCAAAGACCTTGCAGATGCTCTCTGCCATCTTTGGCGATGGCTGCTGAATGCCTCGCTCGATCCGGGAAAGGTTGCCGGTATCGGTTTCTTCGCCGACAGAACGAAGGCGCTCAACCAGATCGGCTAGTCGCCAACCTTTCTCTTTCCTGGCCTTTCTAAGCGGGGTCATCGTTTCCGACCTCATAAATTCAAATGATGTGGCTGCAATTCTGCGCAGTGCGCAGATAAAAAGCAAGCCGTAATCTGCGCAATACGCTTTGCGCAGGAGGCGCGTCATGGCGAGGATTAGCGCCCTACTAAAAGGGCTGGTAAAAATGGAAATCGGACAGGCTATAAGGGACGCGAGAAAAGCGAAGAAGCTGACGCTTGAGGAACTCGCGGACCTCGTGGGAACCGATAGCGGTAACCTCTCCAGGCTGGAGCGCGGCAAGCAAGGAGCAAGTCAGGAACTGCTAATCAAGATCCTCGACGCACTGGGCTTGCCTCTGAGCTCGGCACTGGCGGCAGGGTCAATGCGCTCGAATATCGAACAAGCGCATGTCCAGCCGAGCGCTGTACCGGTAATATCATGGGTGCAGGCAGGCCAATGGACGGAAGTTATGTCATCGTTTACCGCCGCTGACGCTGTGGACTGGGTTGCGTGCCCAGTGCCTCACGGTCCGCGCACATTTGTTTTGAGGGTTCGAGGTGAATCCATGTTCAACCCGCACGCCCGCCGATCCTTTAGAGAGGGTGACCTGATCTACGTTGATCCCGATCGCCAGGCGGAAAACGGCTCGCTGGTGGTTGCTCAGCTGTCTGACAGCCCGGAAGCTACATTCAAGCAGTTGATAATCGAGGGCCCCGACCAATATTTGAAAGCCATAAACCCGTCATGGCCTGAGCAGTTCATACCCCTGAATTCTGACTGCCAGATCTGCGGCGTCGTGATCTTCAAGGGCGAATACATGTAGCCCTACGCAGAACCTTCACCAGAACCCGCCATCGTGCGGGTTTTTTTGCGCCTAAAGAAAATACAAATTTGCGCTTGACGCAGATTTTAATCTGCGCATAATACACCCCATGTTCTGCGCAACACGCAGAATTGGGGACTGAAAAGCCCCGCCGCTCTTTCACATCGATGGGAACCTCGCGGATCGATCCCGGCAACGGCACAGCGCGAGCAATAAGTTCGATCCCCATGCCAGCTCTGGAACTGGATATCGCGAAGTGAACCTTCGCCTGCTCAACGTCATGACGAGCGCCAGTCAGCCAGGAACACAGGGTTGGCCGCGCAAGACGGACTTAGGGTTGCGCTCCAAACCGCCTCCCTGAAAGGCCCAGCTAAAAGGGCATCTATAGGCGCTTGGAGTGAACAAAACACAAGATTTTCTCGGTGCCCTTCCTGTGAGGGGCATCCGGAAAACCAACCGCCCGGAGGGCATCGCAATGTTCAACATGGCAACCATGGCGGCTGACGAATGCCGCGAAGACGCAGAAGACCGCGCTTGGCGCCGCTGGACGGAACAGGTCGGCAAAATCCTCGGCCGCTACGTTGGCGACGGCTCGCCAGAGGCGGAAGAATGGCTGAGCGACCTCTACCTCGATGGCTGCACCCCGCAAGAAGCTGTAACCGAGATGCTGGCTCAGCAGGCTCTGGAGGCAGTATGAACAAGGTCATTCGCATCACTCTGCGCGGCGAGCTGCAGGTTTTCATTGATGCTGAGGTAGCTGCCTGCATCCGCGAAGCGAACAGGCTCAACACGGAACGCGGTTACAGCAACGGCGTGTGCGTAGTCGAGCTGGAAGACGGCCAGCGGATGACAGCAGCCGACTGCAAGGAATCGGTATGAACCTGCGCGACCAGGGCTTCAAGTTCTGCATCAGCCCGGACAAGCAGCGCGGAAGGTGGCTCCACCCGGCCGAGTTCAAGCAGTTTCATGCCGACTGGACGGACGTCACGGAATGGCCCAGCGAGAAGCTGCTGGCGTTCCTGATGCCGGCCCCTGGGCAGCGAGAGCTGTTTGCAGCCTGAACCATCCTCCTGCGCATTCACCGAGTGCGCAGCGGGATGCGGAAGACTTCTGCACCGCGCAATGCGGCCCCCTGCATCGGTTCCAGCACGGAATCTCTCCCCCAAACATCACGACCGCATCGGCAGGTGCCAGGCCAGCGCTATTCACGCTGGGTTTGGTCACCGGTGCCTGGCATCTGCCAATGCGGTTGATCACGCCCTGGAGGCGACCATGAACGCACTTACGAAAGCGCAATTTGAGTATGACAACCGCCTCCCGGTTGACCTGTGCGACGCGGCGGAACAGCAGTGGATCGAGAACGCAGCTGAGCAGCTGATGCTCGGTGGCGACGTCAGCTTCAAACGCCGGTTGCATGCGGTGCAGGGCGTGACTCAGGAGCAGTTCGCTGTTGCGGTCGACGAGTTCGTGTTTGAGCAGCTGTCCGGCTTGGTCATGAGCAATTCGGTGATTGGTCGGTTGATCCTTTCGGCACGCCGTAAAGCGTCGTCCGACGCCTCCAGCGCAGCCGGTGAGGCCCTGAACAGTCCCAATCCAGACGAGGCGCTGCGCCAGATCGCGGTCGCCCTGCTCAAGCCGCTGGCCCGCGACGGGCTCATTGCGCAGGCAGAGGACTCGGAGCTATGAGCGTCCAGCCTGCACACGCATACATCAATCTGGAGATTGCGCGCATCGCCAAGTCTCCCACGCCGAGTCCTGATCAATCCTTCGTAACCAGGATGATCGAAATGGCGTTCTTTCTGGATCAGCTCACCTTCGAGCAAGTCCAGCACCTCAAGCAGGCGCTGGAGACGAAGGTCGGCAATCGTGTTGAACAGTTGAGGGCAGCGACATGAACATCGATTGGAGCAAGGCGCCGGAGGGCGCCACTCACTTTGACCCCGTTGACCAGAATCACCTTCGTCAATTGGGAGGAATTGCCCAATGCTGGAATAAGCGCGAGCGATGCTGGATCGATAAAGGCTGGCAATACCCGGACGACCTTTCGACCATGCCAAGGCTAATCGCGCGACCAGTTCCTTGGAATGGCGAAGGACTGCCGCCTGTTGGGACTATATGCGCGTTCTGCCGTTTCCCGGCTACTCCCGAAGCTGAATGGCAGAAGGTAAAAATTGTCGCTCACTGGTCTGAAGGCTTGCAGGTTCCAGTGGCAGTCTTTATGAGCACTTCATTTGCCCCTCAGGCAGATCAAGCGATAGCTGAATGCTTTCGTCCCATCCGCACAGCCGAGCAGATTGAGGCGGAGGAACGGGATGCAGCTTACAAGGGCATGGTCGACGACCTTTCCGCAGCGATTGGAATATCAAATATTAATCGTCGCGAATGTGATGTGATGCACGCCCTGGCTGAGGCGGGCTACCGCAAGCAGGTGCAGCCATGACAAGCCCGATCGTCAAATCCCTGATTGATGAGCAGCTGGACGACGCCAAAGCGCGCGCCCAGGTTCGCGGGACCATCACTTACCCGGTCGGCATGCGTGTTGCTGACCTGCCCTACCCGATCAAGGCTGACTGGCTGAAACGCCGGCCGGTGTCGCGGTCATGAGCTACCAGCGCGCCAAGCGCGTCTACATGTTGCGCGGCTCAGCCATCGCAATATCCGTTGCAACCTTTCTGATGATGCTGGGCGCACTGGCCGGGCACATCACTCAGTAACCCTTCCCTTTCTTTCGCAGCGCCCCGGCAACGGCATGGCGCGGGAGACATTCATGTCTGAACAAAAGCATACGCCTGGGCCTTGGCGCATTGGCACGCCCGGCCCAAATGGCTGCCACACGGTGGGCACCGAACGCGGTCTGATGACCGCAATGGTCGCCCATAGCATCAACGAGCCGGATCAAGCCGAGGCAGCCAAGGCGGATGCAAGCCTGATTGCGGCGGCCCCCGAGCTGCTGGAAGCACTGCTCGCCCTTGAGTGCGACGTGAACACAATGGCTTATTGCTACGACAAGCGGCCTGAGAACTTCTGGCGATCTATGGAAGTAGCCAAGAGAAACGCACAGCGGGCACGGGAAGTCATTGCCAAGGCTGGAGGCCAGTCATGACCAGCGAATCCAAAACCCACTTCAAGAAGGCGTTCAACAGCCCCTACTTGAGCAGCGCCGATATTGTCGGCCACATGACCTTCACTATCTCGCATGTGAAGCTGGAACAGGATCGCACCAAGAAGACCAAGGACCTGTTCAACACGGCCTACTTCGTCGAGCGCGAGATTCGCCCAGGTGAAAAGCTCAAGCCGATGATCCTGAACGTCACCAACAGCAAGACGCTCAAGGCGCTGACGGGCTCGCCGTTCATCGAGGACTGGCAAGGTGTGCGCATCACTGTCTACGTGGACTCGAATGTGAAGTTCGGTCGCGAGGTGATGGAAGGCCTGCGCATCAGTCCAAAGGCAGCTGTCGTTGCGTACCTGACGCCGGACAATCAGAAGGCTTGGAACAACGCCAAGTCCGCGTACCGGCGAGACGGCAACCTCGACGCCGTTCTGTCCCGCGTATCCATCAGCGACGAACACCAGCAACAACTGATTCAGGAGTGCGCCAATGACTCGGCAGTGGCATGACGTTGAGCAAAACACCGAGGCTTGGCAAGCACTGCGAACCGGCAAAGCTACAGCTTCAAACTTCGCGTGCTTCATGGCGAACGAGGGTAAAAGCTTTGGCGACCCAGCCAAGCGCTACGCCCTGCAGATCGCACTGGAGCGCATCACTGGGCGCAAGGCTGAGTACGGTTTCAAGAACGCCGAGACAGAGCGTGGCCATGAGCAAGAGCCGGTTGCACGAATGCTGTACGAGGACGAGCGATTCGTCAGCATCACCAACGGCGGGTTCTTCGACCTTGGCGACTATGGCGATTCGCCAGACGGATTGGTGGGTAGCAATGGCGTAATCGAAATCAAGTCCGTCATCGCGCCAGTGCACTACGACACGTTGCGGCGCGGCTCATTCGACCCGTCATACCGCTGGCAGCTGGTCGGGCATCTGGACTGCACCGGGCGCGATTGGGTGGACTTCGTGAGCTACTGCTCAGACTTCCCGGATGAATCTCAGCTGATCATCTACCGGCAGGACCGCGACGACTTCAAGGACGAGCTGAA